ATCGTTGATTAGTATCTGCCTGTTGAGCCTGTCTAATGAGGGCATCTACTGAATGTGAATAACTAGCACCCCTTCTTACCATGCCAGATCTAGAATCAGATCCAGGTCCGAGACCTAAATTAATTTTAAATTTTGGTTTACTTGATTCTTGTGCTGCATCTCCTGCAGGAGAATCTAAACCTGTATGTCCACTAGTACCACCATCAGGACCAATCTCACTTACTGGTGTTTTTAAATTTTTGTTGCCAGCAGTATTGAAGAGATGATTCTTAAACTTAACAACATTAACATCCTGTGATCCATCATAACCTGCTGAGGCAGTTCTAAATCCAGTTGCTGCCATCAAATAATTGATCTGATCTGGTCCTAATCCCTGTGCCTCAAGCATACCTCTAAGACCTGCAGGATTTTGTGCTAGTTTAATTGCTTTTGCTGCCGCAGCCATCTCTGCTTCAGATCTTGGTTTATTAATACTTCCATTACCATTACCATTAATAGATGATGGTACTGGTTGATACTGACCAGAAGCATTGATAACGTCAGTGACACTACCAGACTTTGCATTAAACATTCCAGGACCAACTACACTGCTTTGAATTAGTCCTGCTCTATTAAGAACTGATCTAGCGACAAGTGCTTGTCCAAGCATACCCTCTCCACCTGCTTCTGCTAGAACAAGTTTTTGTAAATATTCATATTCCTTAGAACTAGAAATATCTCCACCCTGTCTAGTAGAACCAGTTCCAGTATTATCAGTAGCAGGTCCACCAGCACTAGGAATATTATACTTCTCACCCCTTGCCAAATATTTTTTAATCATGGCACGGAGTTTATCACCACCACTACCATCTGCTTCATTCTTAGATAGTTTATGTAAGTCGGAACGCTCACCAGTACCACCCCACCAAGTAGGACCATAATTATCATGAGGTGCTCTACCATCTTTATTTGATGCTGCTTCAGCGTGATTCATTACACGCTTAATGTTAATGTGCTTTGGTTCCCATCCCCAGTCTAAAGCAACGTTGGATGCTTCCTTTGCCATATTCTCAATCTGAATATTTTTAGGACCAAATTTATCCCAATTATATCCAGACATAGCAGCCATAGAAATGCCTACGTTATTACTATTTCTATAGTAAGTATGGTTACTATGTTCATCATAACCTCTATATCTGTATGCACTACCATCACCTTGAATCGTTGTATGATATGGTCCCTTCTTCCAGTTATATGGTGTAGCAGTCCAGTGAAGATAAATCTGCTTATCTAAATTACCACCCTGTGCAAATCCAGGAACTTTATATCCTAAACTTTTTGCCTCACCCAGTCTTTTATCTGTTAAGTGGGGTTGCGTTTTTGTTCCAGGAGTATTAAAAGGAACGACGAAAGCTCCCCCATCGCTCTTTCTAGCGACGTACTCAGAGCCATGTCCGATAAACGAGGTTGATCTCCCTCCATCCAATGATACGGGATATCCTGATTGTGGTCCATTGATCCATCCTCCCTGAGAGAAACCTTTTAATGAGGGAACTTGACCACCTCTAGAGAAAACATTGAAAGGTTCAGAAACATTAAATCCACCACCAGTTTTCTCCTCAGACATTTCCTGCTGACGAGATTTGCCTTGAGCTGCAGCTTCTTCATCCTGTGCAGAACCATCTTGGTTTGATAGGTACGTCATGACACCCGCAGTGATGACGCCAGCAGCTAATAGAGTCTTTGGATTAAGTCCAAACCTCAAAGCTCTTTTTATAAGGCTTGCTTTGCCTCTCACAAGGCCATTATAAAACAATTTAAGGACGGCACCAAAATCCGTAATAATTTTTAAAGGATTGCTCAACCAACGCAATCCAAGAAATAATGCACCTAATCCAACAAATGCTTGTCCAAAACCTTTTAGTTTTTCCCACCAACTAGTTTCATCAGATAAAAGTTTATATAATCCTTCAATAGTATTAACGACACCAAATTTTGCCCAGTCAAAAATAAACTTGACTACCTTAGCAATACCTTCTAAAATACCAATAACTTTCTGTTTATTTTTCGGGTCAGCTAACCATTTGAGTGCAGGTACAACAACAAATAATTTGAACAAACCCCCAAACATCTTCATGATAGCTTCAAAGAAACTACCTGTGCCAGTTACAAGTTGTCCTACAAAACTAACCAGTTTCCTATCTTTTTTCGGTTCTGTATATTCAGCGTCAAACTTTTTCTTTTGCTTCTCTTGCAATTCCAATCTACCAATCATGGCAGACTTCAAACCAGCAACCATTCCAGCAATTGAATTCAGGGTAGCACCCAGATTATTTACTGCTTGAGTATTGTTGTTAATAGATTTTACTAACTTTGCTCTTCTTTTAGGTTCGTTCTTTGTGTCATTAGCATCAACAGATACTTTTTCAACATTAACAAACTTATAGAAATTAATCTTGCTAGTTTTTGAAATGGTTGCCATCAATTATCTCCCTGAGGCAGCATGTTGAACAATAGTTCTCATGTTATTTATGGGCACTGCTTGAGGAATAGGAACAATTTTCTCAAGAACAACTGGAATAGGAACAATGTCTATGGCGGTGTTCATTACATATTCAGCAGATAAACCACCAGGTTTCATCATTTCTTTTGTAGCAGAACTTGCTACACCCAAAATCTTAGGATCGATACCGAGATCGGAACCAATCTCACTAATTGCAGATGAATAATCTCCACCTATAGCATTAGTAATACCTCGGAAGATACCACCAGCACCAAACTGATCTGCCATTGCTTGCATACCAGTCATTGCATCGAATCCACTATTCACAAATGCAGATACAGTTCCACCAAAACTTCCAAGTTTAGAACCAATATCAAAAGAGTTGAATGCATTCTGAATAGCACCACCGAAGTTACCACCTGCTAATTGCTGTGCAATACCACCAAAATTAGGATTGATCATGTTCAATCCACCGCTGAGAGCACCCATAAAGTTGCCACTCATCAGATTACCCCCAATGGCACCTAATGCTGGGTTGATCATGTTCAATCCACCAGTGATAGCACCAGCAAAGTTTCCTCCCATCAAGTTTGATGCAATTCCTCCAAGTGGCGAATCCATGAAATTGCCAACTTGACTCATGATTCCACTTACTCCAGGAATCATGCTGAGACCTTGAGTGATGGCACCCATGGGATTACCACTGGCAAGACCAGCAACTGCATTAACACCTGCTATGATAGGTCCAGCACCAGGAATAAACGACGCAGCAGTCTGAACAATAGGGTTACTTACAATACTACCAACTGCTTTACCTACACCACTTACCGCTTTCTTGATACCTTTGACAATACCACCAATGAATAATTGTTGAGGTTGTACAAGTCCACCCTGAGAATGAGGTTGACCAGTTTGAGAATCTTTCTGCTGAGGAGAAGTTTGACTTGGATCATATTTTGCACCAAACGTTTGTTGGAACGTTCCTGGTGACATTAAGAAATCAAAGAACTTATCTCTTTGTGCCCAAAGTTTTCCGACATTCTCGAAGAATGGTTGAATACCATTCTCCCAAATAAAACCTATAGGACCAGGAATTACAAATAGTTTGGTAAGTTGTTTTGTTATTTTGAATAACTCGCCACCAATTTTCCACCAACTAAGTGGATTGGCGAGATATTTCATCACCCTGAACATAGAACCAGCAATACTGCCGAGTTCCTCCCAAAGGGCATCAAACATATTTTTGACACCTAGGAATTCTGCCATGGAACCTAACATGTTCCACAGACCGCCAATTCCCCTGACTACATTACCAAAGAATTCTGCTACACCCTGACCAATTTGTGACCAGAACTCACCAGTAAATAAAGTCTTGACTGCTCCCATCAGGGATTCACCTACAGCACCAAGACCACCTGATCCACCACCTTCTCCAGTGATAGTGCTAAACAACCATCCACCAAGTGCTTCACCACCAATACTACCGAGCATACCTCCAACAAAGGCACCGATAGGGATTGTGATAGGTGCTGCTGGACCACCAATAGCACCAATAGCACCACCTGCCCAAGTTCCAAGCAGTTCACCAAGACCTGCACCAACTGCCATGGCAGCAGATTTGGCAATCGATTCACCTGCTGCCCAGTTCAGAGCAAATGTAATCAGAGGACCAATGACAGGAATTCTGTTAAGAACTTTCTTCAGAGTTTTAACACCACCCATGCCAAGGATCTTCAGGAAGAAGCGTTGTGTTGCTTTGTCCATCCCCTTCTTAAAGATGGAAGATCCTGCTAATTTTGCTGCCTGTTCGTTGCTTTCACCTAATATAGTCGCAGTAATCCTATTACTTCTGGTAGATAGACTACCCAGTTTAGGTTTAGATTTAATCTGTCCTTTATTGATTCTCTTTAGTACATCTGCTTTAGCACGCGATGCTGCTTGAGATGGAGAAACGCCTTCGGAGATTAATTGATTATATCTTTGGTTATATACACTTCTAGCAGCATTACCATGCTGTTTAGAAATATTGTCCGCTATTCTTCTTTGTGGTGAATTTAAAGGACTATCATCAATCCCAGTAAACGTAGTCTGGGGTTTTACTACAGGTTTTGTTGTAGTAGTAGTGCTACCTGGTAGTTTCTTAGTTTTAGGATCTACTCCAGGAGGTTTCTTTGTTTTCTTCGACTTTGGTTGATTCTTTGGTTGCTTTGTCTTACCTCCACCAAGACTTAGAAGATCAATGATACCAAGAATATCAGTAATTAAACTGAATGGGTTCATCAAATACTTCAGTGCTGTGATGCCAAGCATCACCTTTCCAAGACCCTTCAGACGAGTACCAAAGTCCGAATTAGGATCCATCAATGCTGAGAATCCGTCTAAGAAAGTTGTAGTTAGACCTTTAGCAAATCCATATAACTTTTCAAAAACAAATTTTGTTTTCTCTAAAAAAGTTACAATCTGTTGTTTCTTTTCAGGATCTGACAGATATTTTAAGGTCTCTGTAATAATGCCCAGAGTGGCAACCTTCATTAAAAGACTACCGATTGGTCCAAAGAAACTTTCTAACCAACCAAACGATTTTTTTATACCTTTCTTAGTCTTACTATCCTTCTTAGGTTTTACCTTTCCTTTTTCTAGTTTTTCTAATTCCTGTGCCTCTTCAGCAGCAGCATCCATTTCCCGACGCTTTCTCTTGCGTGCCAGGATTTCTTCAGTCTTTTGTAATGTTTGACCTTTAAGAGCAATTTTCTCCAGATCCTGTACCATTTCACCGATACTGGATGCAATTGCGCCCGTTCTGTTTAATGCTAAAGTAGTTTTACTCGCAGCAGCGACTGGAGCAGGTGCATTGGCACCTACTGAACCAGGATTTACAAATTTATAGACTTGTAATTTAGCCACCTTTTGCTTGCTGCTCCTTCATTCGTTTTTCTTCCTCCTTTAGGAATTGCATCAACATGTTGACATAAATTTCTTTTTCCCAAGGCATTAAATTATCAATATGTTCGATGTTCCACTTATGATGGTGCATCAAGGCAAAATTGCCTTCATAGTATGAACGAAGATTGTTGTGAAGGAGTGCTAGGCGAAAAAACTCGCTAGTCCCTCAAGCACAATCGTGTTTTCCTTTCCAGTATTGGGATTGGTAATAGTCAAGGTATGTGATAACTTAGGCATGGTCTCAAAGAACTCTTGAATCATACCAAATTGTTTGCTATTAAGCTCTTCAAACCATTCCAAGATTTCTTTTTTAGGCATGTCGGAACAATCATATACCTGATTTGCATCAGCAATTGATTCAACACATCCTGCTGCCATTTCAAAGATTTGATCAACACCAGGTCCATCACTATCAACGAAATTCATTTTGACAAAGGTATCCAAACTAGGATATCCCATGGTCACAATAACTTCATCTGAGATCTTGATTTCCTTTTTATGCTTTCTATCCTTGATTACTTTGATTTCATCGAGAGGAATAGATGCCTTGACTTCAGTTTCACCATCATCTTGACATGTGACTGTCACATCAACAGATTCACCTACAGACTTTGTACGAATTTGCAAGAACAAGTATTCAATGTCAAATGTAGATAGTTTGTCTACATTTTTAACATCAGAACATGCACTGATGATGTCCTTGATCGCAGTAATAATCTGATCTGTTTCACCCGTTTCAGTTGCTAAAAGAAGCAATTTTTCTTCCTTTACGAGGAAAGGTCTAAAGTTCACCGTACTACCATCAGAAGGTAGTTTTAGTTTGTATTTTGGGGTGTTTAACTTAGGTAATGCCATAGAAATTCAATTCAGTATATTTATTTAGACGAGGTTCGTATCAATGATATTATCAGAAGTTTCTGCCATGTCAAGTACGATATCGGGACGACCTGGGGAATCAAATTGATCCTTAGTAAAGAACCTATATCTTTCATAGTAAAAACCAACAGTAAGTTCCATAACTCGTGCCTTATCGTTATTTAACTGAATAGACCCAATGTTATATGGAAAAACGTTCTGTAATTCCCAACATGCTGTAATATCATTCTTTCTAGCGGTTAGAATTTGCAGACCTTGTGCTGCTGCTCTCCTAACCTCTGATAGAAGTTTAGGATCTGATATTGCCAAATCTCCACCACCTCTCTCCATTTTGAAGATGTATAATCTAGGACAAACGTACTCGCGATAGAATTCTGTAAATTGATTAGAATCTCTCGCCATCTCATCAACCCATCTCTCGAAGAAGTTTCTGGTGTATTGAGAACGAGGAACTTGAAACGTTATATTGATTTGACTAAATGCTGTACCAGTAGCATACTTAAATCCAGAACCAACATTTACAATTTGACCACTAGTTACCTGCTTACTGGGTAAGTTTACAGTCTTGGCATAGTAGTCTAAAAGTAAGTTTCTTAAATCACCTCTCTCAGGATTGAAAACTTCATCGGTCTGACCCGCAAATGTTCCAGATACTTGAGTTTGTGTTGATCTAAGAATAGCAGGACATGCAAAATGTAACGAAAATAAATTCGTCGTACTAGGGAAATTATCATTGTCCTTGAATTGCCCTATGAATTCATTTAATGAGTTATATTTTGCTGCCTGCGGATTTGGGATTGCCATTAGACCTTAAGTTCCTTTTCTGTGATTAACATAAATTCCCAATTATTATCTTTGCAGAATTCAGTTGCTGCTTTCCACTTTGCTTGGTTGACACTCCAAGTAACAACCTCATTAATATAGCGTTTTGTCATTCTTTTTTGGGTTTTAGGTTCTTTAGTCTGCCTAAATGGTTTGACTTCAACCAGATACCTTTTGTTTGCTATTTTGACATAAAAATCGGGAAAATATCTATGTCTTTTGCCGTCAACTGGTGATATGTATGGAATAATGATCTCTTCACTTCCCCATTCTTGAACTGATGCGGTTATATCACACCATTTCATGAACTTATACTCCCATGATGACCGATAAATAACATTTGTCGGATCACCTTTGTACTTTCTGGGGAAACTAGGACGATACTTTCCTTGATATCTCATAAATACATAGAGGTCACATAATATTTAGGTACGAAGTTGGCACAATCTATCCTAAGGTATCCATTACAACCACCTGTTACTGCAAATCAGGGGGATGATGATAATCAGGGTGCCACAAAAGCTATCGATTACTTAATGCTGCAACGAAGCAGAATCAAGTTTGAGGACAACTCCTCGAAATATTATGGTGAGAATTTACCAGGAAACAAAGTAGAACGTGAGTTAAATCCTCGTAGATGCTACCTTGCAATGCCTCAGCAGTTGCAAACTCAATATACGCCCTCCTATAGGCAAGTAAATATGGGAGTCATGGGTGTTTTGGGTGCTTCTGCTTTAGCAGGAATGGGTTCTGATGATTTCAATACTTTGGCAGAAACTATTCAGGGTGCGGCAGCGGGAGCAGTTCCAGAAGTTGCTTTGGGTGCAATGGCACAAGCTGCTGGTGCAATGAATCAAGCATTAGGTCTGGCAGGTAATGTTGATGCTAGTTCTCTGTTAGCAATTGGAAAGGGTAAGGTATTTAACCCATTCCAAGAACAGATCTTTAGTAATATGAATTTTAGAACTCATCAGTTCACCTTTAAATTCTATTCTAGATCTGAGCAAGAAGCAAGAATGGTCAGAATGATCGTTGATTATATTAAAGAGGGTTCTCTGCCTATCATGGGAGCAACTGGTTCTTTAAAATCAAGTGGATTTGGTCTTGATAATAATAGTCAACTTCAAGGTCAGTTCTCAACCATTAGTTCAAATAGATTCTTAGAAGTTCCTGATAAGTTTGATCTGAAGTTTATCAGACTGAATGCTGATGGTAGTATTAGTGACAATTCCACTGATAATGAAAAATCAATGCACTTCAATATTTTCCCATCTGTATGTACGGGTATAAACGTCAACTATACTCCAGATGGTCAATATACATCATTTAAACGAGTTTCAGGTGACATGGTTCAAGTCCCTGCAATTCAATTGACAGTTTCCTTTACAGAAACAAGAATTATTACACAAACAGACGTTGGACCTGTTAAAGATGGACGAGGAGGATTCTAATGCCTGGGTTTTTTTCTTATTTACCAAATGTATACGTTGGTGAAGGTGTTGCTGACGATGAAGCAACCAAATATAGATTAGTAAAAAATCTATTCAGACGCACTAAAACTAGAGATGATTTATCAAAGTATAGTTCTCTATTTGAAGCGTATTCAATTACTGCTGGTCAAACACCATCAACATTAGCATTAGAAGTTTATAAAGATTCTCACTTAGATTGGGTTATCTTACTAGTAAACAATATCACTGATGTATATGAAGATTGGCCTAGAAATGAAGAGGACTTAATCACATATGTCAATGAAAAGTATAGTGATGCTGATGATGTCCATCATTATGAAACACAAGAAATATTACTAGATGATATCGTCTATATGCCAGGAGGTATTGTTGTAAACCGAACTTGGAGAACAATAATGCCAGATGGTGTTACTAAGAGTGAAACTGAATCAGTATATCCTGTTAGTAACTATGAATATGAATCATTTGAAAATGAGAAGAAAAGACAAATTCTTCTTCCAGTTTCTCAAATGGTAGATTTGATTATTGAAGAGTTTGAACAATTAATTGCTTATGCCCCACATTTAGAACTTGACGATCAGGGGAACAAAAAGACTCCTATTTCTATTGCTTCTAGATTCCTTGGCGATGTTGGGTACATTACATCAGAATCTCTGGTTTCTACAGACACGACATCAACAACATCTTTCGATTATGGTCCAAGTTCATCTCTTGCTGGGACTGCTGGAACTACAACTGCTACATCTACAACTACACCAGCGTCAGGTGGAACTACAGCAGCGACTACAACGTCTACTCCAACACCATCCCCATCTCCTACTCCAAGTCCATCCCCTTCCCCATCACCTTCGCCTTCACCAAGTCCTTCTCCTTCGCCTTCTCCAAGTCCTTCTCCAAGTCCATCCCCATCGCCTTCACCTGGTTATGGAGGAGGATACTAAAAAACCCTAGAAACCCATTTTTTGGCGGAATTTTTTTTCCGCTTTCCTGGGAATCAAGGGTCGATTTTGGTTTGGGGTCAACCCCCATCAATTTGGCATCCAACCATGCTGCCTCCGACAATACCTAGAGGGATTGCCCACCAGCGACCATCGCCACGGGATAGTACAGCACCTGCTCCAGCACCACTGATGCCACCAAGAACTGCACCTTCGATGCAAGAGTTGTCATCCTTCTCTTTATGTTCATGTTTATGTTTATGAATTGGAGGAGCAGCAGGTCTCCTATTATAATATTTCCAATCACAGGGAACAGAAACTCTTTTCTTGTATGATCTGACATATCCAGGATTACGCATGTCTCCAGGAATGTATTCTTCACGATAGACTCGCTTGAAACATTTTTCTTCACGAGCATACCCACCCTTCGATTCGTATGCTTTGTAGTTTGAATAGTCACCAGTGTCTCTATAACGAATTCTGGTAGGGTCATAGACTGGACCTCTTGCCTGAGCAGGAAGTGCAATAGATGACAATAGCATTAGTGATGCAAGTGCTAGTTTCATCGGAAGTACCTATCCATTCTTAGTTTTATATAGTACATCCCGATCACCCAGATCGAGAAGAGGAACCCCTCGCCATAAGACATGGAGTTCCAAGCATGAACAAAGTCCATCACTCTTCCTCTGCAAGTTTAGCAAAATAGGAGAGAGTGTCATCTTCATCTTGAACAGGAGATGATGCTACTGCTTTCTCTCGGAAGTCCTTGACTTCAGCACCCCAATCAGGTTGATTAGATGCCATGATGTCAGGAGAGTTGAAAGAACCTCGTCCTTCAGATTCATCCTCAAGGGATTCATCAATGCGAGCAGGTGCAGCATTCTTGCCAAGAACCAGATTCAAACGTGCTTGAAGTTGCTCATAGGACTTGAAGTTCTTAGCATCTTCAAACTCTGCAAGGGAATATCCCTGCTTCCAGATAGATTCCAGTTTGTCATCATCGAAGTTACCCAGCGTACCAGGTGCAGCGAACTCAGACTTGTCATAGTTCCAGTAACCATCGACCTTGCGGATCTTCAGTTTGAAGTCAGCACCTTTCCAGAAGTTGAAAGGATCGATAGGAGTCTCATCAGCAAATGCAGGTTGCATTGCTTCGACCAGTTTGTCAAAGATTTTCTTACCGAACTTGTAGAGGAAGACTTTGCCTTCGTTCTCGGGGTGAGCAGAATCACTGACAACATAGATGTTGCTGTAGTAAGAGAGCTTACGCTTTTGAGCACGAGCAATCTCTTTGTCGCTGTCACGACCGCTGTTCCAAAGTTCGCGGTTCAGTTCACCGACAGGATCATCCTTGCCGAGAGTTGTGAGAGAGTTCTCAATATACCACTGACCACCTGGTCCTTTGAAGGCATGAGACCAGACCTTTGCCCAAGGCATTTCTTCGCCATCGGGAGCGGGGAGGAAACGGATGACAGCATATCCGTTACCAGACTTATCCAGTTCAGGTTTCCAAAGACGCTCATCTGCGCCACCACCAGACTGGGGTTGATTGATTTTTTCGATCTCTCGCGTCAGTTTAGCGAAGGTATCGCCACCAGAGGACGCTTTCTTGAGGGATGCGAATGACATAATCGTATTCTCCGTATTGAATGTGTAGTGTGTTTTGTTTGCTACTGGGTTATCGTAGCATACTATTTAGTCTTGGTCAACCTCGCGTTGTGCCGCTTGTTCGAGTGTCGTGACCATAGCGCCAAGGCACTCACCAAGATCTGCATACCCAAACGCTTGCGAGAGTGCATTGATTCGGGTCTTCATGTCTGCTGCATCAGGATCTTCCGAAGCAGCAAGGCATAGTCTACCATAAAAGGTTCTCTGTTTGTCAATGAGCATCTTACATGATTCAATATGCTCAAGTTTTTCTTCTATGGACATGTTACCAAGACGAGATGTTTCGTATGAAACTGATTGGTACATGTTAAAAATGTCTTGCAGGTTTTCCTGCACTTGATCGGACTTAAAAAAACTCATAACTTTGTCCTTATTGTATCCAAAATAGTTGTCTTATACTCTGTGCAATCAATGCTCAAAAAAGGTTTATACTTTAAAATTTTAAGTCTAGTCTCTTTCCAAATAGGATCAGTCAATACTCTATCAAAATCAGATACAAATCCTAAGCAATGTTCAAATACAACGAGAGTTTCTAGTGAGATATCTTGAGAAAGATATGAACGTAATACACTTGGATGTTTACCAGGTTCTAACTTGAAAATTCTATCGAATGCTTCCTGGTATGGGAATGAAGATTGATCCAGTAAAGTATTTACGTCCTGCTTAAATTTATATGTGAAAGACTCTTGATGAATCTTCCAATCGGTGTAGATATCATCACTGAAAGATCTGAGATATCCTTTAGGGTTATTAACAAAGTTAGCGACAAAATATCCTAAGAGTTTTGCTCCCGAATACTTCGTCGCTAACTTTTTAAAGAAGTATCGGTCGCGCCTTTCTTCAAAAGATTTTTCATTGGCGCGAACCTTACCATTGTATTTGTAGAAATCGTAGTTTTCTTTAGTGAAGTGTTGCTTAAGTGCGAGATACATTTTGTACACTTCAAACCCAGTCACAATGGTAGAACTCCTTTAGATGATTGTTTCATGTAGTTTAAACGTTGTGCCTCATGGCGTAAACGTTCTTTTAATGGTTTGGAAATAAGTTTAGGAACAGTTTCTAATTCGATTTCATTTTCCTGGCAGTAAGTAACTACTGCTTCAATGTAAGAAATTAGACCATTGCTTTTTTTCACTAACCTCTCAATTTCCTGAGAGAATTTGGTAGGTGTGAGAAACTTATCATCCAAGTCTTTTTTAGGCATGTCTTCCCCTAACAAATTCTTCAATATAGGATTTGAGTAATTGTAAATAGTCATCAAGATTGTACTTCTCAAAAATTTGAATAGATCCCTCTTCGGTTGCGATAAGTGTGACAATTTTCTTTACCTCGATACCTGAACGCTCAAGGAACATCGCTGCATAAGCAGTCTCTTGCACAAAATAGTGCTCGATATATGATTCCTTTTTTTCTTTAGTTGAGGTTTTAAAATCGATCACTGCTAATTCGCCATCGAACTCAGCAATGCAATCTACTCGACCTGCCAAACCAAGATAATGTGAATAGAGAAAGGTCTCTAAACAATGAATATTATCGATTCGATTTAGTGTAGATTTTGCTGACTGAAACATTCTAACAGACAATGGATTGTTTTCCAAGTATCTGTCTAGATTTAGTTCGCCTTTGAAATAATCTTCAGCGAGGTGGTGGAATGCTGTGCCGCGTTGTGTAGCGCGAGCGGTGATACGATTAGCCTCAGTTTCACCTATTTTAGTTCTCCATTCTTTGAAGAACTGAGCGTTTTTGAACGATGTGATTGAGGTAACACTCGGAAAATATTTATCCGTACCAGGAATAGGGTAATGCCTTACGCCATCACGATTCACAGGTTCGACCTCAGGTTCTTTGAGATCGAGATTAATAAAATTAAAGGACATTAGAACCCAAGATTATATTTACTAATAAGGTAAGATTTAACCAAGCCAGAACGAACAATATCATCAATACCAAACTCAATACAAGAAAATTCCTGCATCTCTTGTAGAATTTTGATGAAGTCAGAGATTCCAGTCTTTTCATTTTCTCTCACCAAATCAGATTGAGTAATATCACCACAGAACATGATCTTAGAGTCCTCACCAACGCGAGTGATCATTGAATCAAGTTCATGGAAGTTAAGGTTGCTGAATTCATCTACGATGACAATACAATTATCCATAGTGACACCACGGATAAAACTTGTAGACCAGAAACTAATAGTTTCTTGTGCTCGTAGATTGTCGTACAACATTTCAAAAGAATTATCGTCAGGCATACTGAACATGTATCTAACCATGTTCTTGTATGGAATCTGATAGAGTGCAGACTTATCTTCATGGTCTCCAGGAAGGAAACCAATCTCTCTGGTAGGAACCAGAGACCTTACAATGTATATTTTATCATAAGGTGTGTTTTCGTCAAGTACCTCTTGAAGTGCAAGGTAGAGTGTGATAAAAGTTTTACCAGTACCTGCTGCGCCATGGAGCAGTAAGTTCTTTCCTTGTTCGTACTGCTGATATGCAAATGTCTGGTTGTCCGTCAAAGGTTTGATCGGAACCATGTATGAAGAATCAATAGGTTTCTTACGTTTCATTTGCTTCTTAGACATACCATTGGGATAGGTTTGGGGAGTCCCAGTTTTCTTCCTTGCTCTAGCCATAGTTTAAGTGTATCGACTCAGGTTTGCACGAGGATGTGCTTTTTGAACTTTGGACATGACTTCCTTGAATCCATCAGATTGTTTGGGTTGACCATAAGTGGTGCCTGCGACACCTTGACTCCAGTCCTTATCCCAATCAGGATTCTCATCCTTCCAATCACAATATTCTTTCATTGTCATGTGGAGAGTTTGTGTTTCTCCAGTCTTTTTATTTATTACTGGGTAAGTAGGCATGGTTAGAAATAATTGAGGGTCAGAATTACTGCTCTGTCACTATCATCAGTAAATGATTCATGAGAATAAGATTCAGTTGCAGAGAACTCTACAATCTGATTCCCAACAAACTCAAACTTCTCATCTCCAATCTTAGTCTTAGCATTACAAGTAGTTAGGTAAAATACTGCAGTATATTCACCGACTCTAGGTTCGTTAATCACTAAACCAGAATCTTTCTTTGTACGCTTAGAAAGTGCCTGAACATATGCACTAGTCCATGCTCTAGCAGTACACCTCTTCCTAAAGATCTGATCGATCACTTGAAAGGAATCACTCTGAACCATGTCTCTGTCATACAAAGTATGCATATAAAGTCCAGTTTCTTTTTGGTAATACCATTGGTAATTACCTTCATCAAACATCAATGCTAACTCGTCGTAGAGAGGTTTAGCAAGATAATCTTGTTTTAAATCCATTAATCAATCCTCAATGATGGTTGTAAACATTCCCACTCATCTAAGTTCTCAGGGCATCCGCAGTCCTTCTCAGGGCACCAGTCAAGCGCCTCAGAGATCGTGGGGAACTGGCAGATGAAATGCTTTTTACATAGTTCTGCGATGTCCATATGCTCCTTCTGGGTGCCGTTGGCGGTACGCAGATTGATATAATGAATCCATGACCTAAGATTTCCTGTCATGTAGAGTTTTGTTCCCACGGCAAGGGGGAGCACAAAACGAGCACACTCCTTTGCAATATTATCTTCAAGCATTTGTTGGTAAAGTTCCATACCTTGCTTGAAATGATTCTGCATCAGGATCTCATACTTCTGTCTGAGAAACGGATCAATAGCATCGATAGAATTCTGCCGATTCTTGTGGTCTTGAAGACGGAGTTCGGGGAGTGTAATCTTCTCACCGAGTAGGGAGGAATCAGCATAGCGTTG